TCAACGGAGTTCTCGAGATCGAGACGAACCCGGCGACCGCGGCGTCAAGTTACGATCCGCGGACGCACGCCGAGAAAGTTCTCGATTCGATCGAGGCAGTTCTCGAGTCCCGCGCGACCAAAGAGGTCTTGTCGTTCTCGGTCGAGGGCAACTCTCTTTCGAGCTACCCGCACGAGCAGTTGCTTGTCTTGCGCTCACGCTACCGCATCGAGGTCGAGCGCGAGAAAGCGGTCGAGAGACTCAAAGCGGGTCGCGCCTCCGGTCGTCAGATTCTCACGAGATTCCAATGAACAAATTGCTTTCCCGGCTCGCCGACCGTTTCGGTTTTCAGCCCAAGATTGCCAAGCGTAATTTTGCCGCGGCAAAGATCAACCGTCTCACCAACGATTGGGCGACGGTCATCTCAAGCGGCGACGCCGAGATCAAAGGCGACTTGAAGACTCTCCGAGCGCGCGCCCGCGAACTCGAGCGGAACAACGACTACGCTCGCCGCTATTTCAAGGCACTCGAGAACAACGTGCTTGGCTCGACCGGGATCGGGTTGCAAATGAAGTCCCGCGATTTCTCGGGCAACCTCGATCAGCAAGCCAACAAAAAGATCGAGGGCGCGTTTACTGATTGGGGGAGAGCGCAGAATTGTTGCGTCGACGGATCGACAACTTGGATCGGCGTGCAACGCTTGGCACTCCGGTCAATGGCTCGCGACGGATCGGTCTTGATTCGCTTCGTCCGCGGTTACTCGAACCCGTACAGTCTAGCCTTGCAGATCATCGAGGCGGATCATCTCGATCACGATTTCAATGACAAGACCGCCGACGGACAAGTTCGCTTTGGCGTTGAGACCGACAAGTTTGGCAAGCCGGTTGCGTATCATATTTTGCAACGGCATCCCGGCGACACTCATGTCTTGGGCTACGCTGCGAACAAGCGCGAGCGCATTCCGGCGAGTGAGGTCTTGCACTTGTTCGTCAAAGACCGACCCGGTCAAACTCAAGGCGTGCCGTGGCTAACGAGCGCGATCTCGGGCTTGCGAATGCTCGAGGGGTACAGAGAAGCCGAGCTAGTTGCGGCGAGAGTCAGCGCGAGCAAGATGGGATTCTACACGGAGACGAGTCCCGACGGATACGTCTCAAGCGAAGACGGTGACGGGAATCTAGTTTACGAAGCCGAGCCGGGATCGTTCGAGCGTCTGCCGATGGGGATGGATTTCAAGGCGGTCGACTTCCAACATCCAAACGGCGCGTTCGGCGACTTCAATAAAGCGGTCTTGCGCGGCGTCGCAAGCGGTCTTGGCGTCTCTTACAACACACTTGCCAACGATCTCGAGGGCGTCAACTACTCGTCGATTCGTGCCGGTCTCTTGGACGAGCGCGAAGAGTACAAGACGCACCAAAGTTTCATCATCGATCATCTCTGTCGCCCGGTCTTCTTCGCGTGGCTCGAGCAAGCACTCTTGACGGACACGCTCAATCTGCCCGCCGAGAAGATGGACAAGTTCAACGCGGCAGAGTTCCGCGGACGACGCTGGCAATGGGTCGACCCGCTCAAAGACGTTCAAGCCAACATCACCAGCATCGAGGCCGGTCTGAAGTCACGGCGGCAAGTGGTCTCCGAGATGGGCGGAGACTTCGAGGATGTCATCGACGAACTCTCGGAGGATCAAAGTCTGATCGCCGCCGCGGGGATTGCATTGGGAGACGCGCCAATTGGAGAGGCAACCGACGAGCCAGACGACGACGACGAACAACCAAGCAGCAAGCCAGCAAAGCCAGCAAAAGCGGGCAAGCCAGCACCCGACGAAGCACCGGGTAACTTGGCAGTCGCCGCCGATGCCGGATTGAATGGGGCGCAAATCCAAGCCGCCTTGTCGGTCATCGAGCAGATCGTGAGTGGATTGATGCCCGCCGCCGCCGGGATCGAATTGCTGATCTCGCTCGGACTAGATGCCGCGACCGTCGCCAAAATGATGTCAGCGATTAAGACTTTCAAACCAAAGCAAACCGCTACCAATGATCAAAAGTAAAATGGCAAAGAATCTGCCGACTAGCAAAACGCAGCAACGATCGGTCGAACTCGATCGGTCTGCGATCAACGAAGACGAGCGAACCGTCGAGCTTGCTTTCTCATCCGAGGAACCCGTCGAGCGTTCATTCGGGCGCGAGGTTCTCGATCACGATCCCAAGAGCGTCAACCTCTCCCGGTTAAACGGTGGCGCGCCTCTCTTGCTTGAGCATGACCGCGGCGAGCAGATCGGCGTCGTGGAAGATGCCCGCATCGATCCCGACAAGATGGGACGCGCGACGGTGAGGTTCAGCAAAGCCGCACGCGCTCAAGAAATTTTTCAAGATGTTTTAGACGGTATTCGACGGATGGTCTCTGTCGGGTATCGCGTTGACGAGTTTGTCCAAGACTCCGTTGACGGTGACGGGCCGGAAACCTATCGCGCGAAAAGTTGGAGTCCACTCGAAGTCTCAATCGTAAGCATCCCGGCGGATACATCTGTCGGAATCGCTCGCGGTGAAGACGAACCCGAAACGGAGACGGAGCCAGAGACGGAACCGGAGCCACAACCCGCCGCGGAACCCGTGGCAGAAAGATCAGAAACTATTATGGAACAAAAAACAGAACCGACCATCGAGGTCAAAGCCGATAAGCGCGCCGAGAACATCGCCGCCATCGGTCGTCAGTTCAAAGCCTCCGACGAGGCGTTGTCATTCATCGCCGAGGGCAAGTCCGCCGACCAGTTCAAAGACTATCTGTTAGAGCAGAGAGCCAACGAGCCGGTCGCCGTGCCGTCCGAGGATCGAGAAATTGGACTCTCCGACAAAGAGGTTGGCGAGTATTCATTGCAGCGCGCAATTCTCGCCGCCGCAAACGGTCGACCGCAAGAGGCGGGACTTGAGATGGAAGCATCGCAAGCAGTCGCCAAACGTTTCGGCACAACGCCTAAAGGCTTTTACGTCCCGGCGGATGTCGAGTCTAACTGGAACAAGCGTGACTTGACCGCTGGCGCGTCTGGCGCGGGCGCGAAACTCGTCCCGACAATCACCGACACCGATCTCATCTCCGTTTTGCGGAGCAAGTTGGTCGTCGCGGATGCTGGTGCGCGTTTCTTGAGTGGCTTGAGTGGGACGATCAACATCCCGAAAGTCACAGCCGGAGCCGCCGCCGCGTTCGTGTCCGAGAACTCGGCAGTCGCCGAGCAGACGCAAACGATCGGTCAGGTTCAGATGACGCCCAAGACTCTTGGCGCGTTCACCGACATCTCTCGCACTTTGTTGATTCAGAGCGCGGTCGACGTCGAGAACATGGTGCGCGACGATCTGACCTCCGCAATCGCGGTCAAGTTGGACGACGTCGCCATCGAGGGAGCGGGAAGCAACGAGCCGAGTGGCATCTTGAACGACTCGGACGCTGGCGTTGTGGCGTTGGGAACGAACGGCGCAGTCCCGACGTTTGCCAATATCGTCGCTCTGATGACCGAGGTCGAGAAAGACAACGCATTGAGCGGGCCGGGTACATTCATCACGACGCCACAAATGCGCGGCAAGATGCTTGCAGTTGCAAAGCATAGCGGCGGCGGCGACGGGTTCATCATGGACACTTGGGGCGAGTTCCTCGGGACGCGGGTGCTTGCATCCAACGGAGTGCCGAGCGACCTCACCAAAGGTTCCGGTTCCGCATTGCACGCAATCATCTTTGGTTGCTTCCAAGAAATGATGGTTGGGCAGTTCGGCCCCGGTCTTGACATCTTGACCGATCCGTACACCGGCAGCGCAGCGGGAACCGTCCGCGTGCGGGCATTGCTCGACGTCGATGTTGCGATTCGCCAAGGGCAGTCGTTCAGTTACATCAAAGACGGAAAGATCGCTTAATCCGCTTGGGTTATCGGGGGCGCGTGCCGGGTTTATTGATTTACCGGCGCGCGTCCCATTCTTAAAAAATGGCAGCGTTGTTGAAACTGTACGTCGACACCGAGCGGAACAAACTCGTCAAGTCCGCGACGTCGACGCAAGAGGTCACGCTCCCGACGTTTTTCCAAGGCGACGTCGTGCCGATCGCGGTCACGTTGCTTGAGCCAAAGAGCGGCGGCGGCATCTCCGACCCGTTCTCGATTGTCACCGACTCTTACACGGTCAAGATCGGCTTGACCACTCCGCACGCCACGAGCGGATCGGAGACGGTTCACACAAATTCCAACCTCACACAAGACGCCACAACCAACGAACACGAGGGAACTCTTTTATTAAACGCGACCGGAGTGACGACGTTGCTCGGCTCGGGAACAAGCGCAAGCGCGCAACTTGAGATCGAGGCGCGCACGGGCGGCGGAACGTATTCAACCGAGTTGATGCGTGAAGTAACGGTCAAAGCGGACGGACTCAAGTCGTCAACGCCGGTTGATATTGCGACCGAGACATATCCGACAACTGCCGAGGCGACCGCTACTTTCGCCTCAAAGATTGGAAGCGCGGGCGATTCAATCACGCTCGTCTCTCCCGACGGAACCAAGGGCATAATTTTATACTGTACGAACGACGGTGAGTTCAAGAGTGACAACGTGACATTTTAGATGAGAAACTTTTTCTGCATATTGGCATTTGTTTTGACGGTTTGCATAGGCGAGGCGGCTACCCGCAAAGCGTTGCAAATTGACGTGTCGACGAACCCAAGCAACAACGACACGCTCGTCATCAACGGAGTGACGCGGACTTGGAAAACAAGCGTCACAAATCCCGCGACAGAGATCGCGATCGCAGCCACCGCGGCACTCTCCAGGACAAAACTGTTTTTGCAGATCGCCGCGAACCCGTACACCGGCCCGCTAATCTTGCAGAGCGTAGACGCCGACTCAATTAAACTAACGGCGCAAGTCGACGGTGCGTTGACATATTCGCAAACTGGAACAACATGGGCGACGTTTACGCTCTCATCTTTGACCGTCGTGAGTGCTTACAATGTGCGGATGCCGATCACCGTAGAACCGGCGGCGACACGGGTCACAATTGCAAACGATCTTGTGACCGCGATGGCATCGGCGACCGGGGCATTCGGCACGAGTGACGCACACATGGCGAACTTTGCGAGCTTGACCGGGACGCAGACGGTGACGGGTAAAAGTCTGCAAACCGGCAACATCGATTCGCTCACGATCCGCAACGGGTCGACCGACAACAACACGTCGATCGAGTT